AAAGTCAGGCATCCAACTTTCATAGTCTGTAAGTGGGCCTTGATCTGGTACACTAAAATGTAAAAAGCTTCTTATGTCTTGTGCAATTCCATTTACTGCATCTCCAACCGCACTTGCTGCACTTTTAATACCATCAACTAGTCCTTGTACAAAATCCTTCCCCCAAGTAACAGCTTCTCCAGGCAAATCAGTTATAAATTTTATTGCACTACTAAATCCAGTTGATATATAGCTACCTAAAGTATCTAAAATAGATCCAATACCATTCTTTAGATTAGTAAACATATTGACTCCCAAAGTGTATAATGTACCTGGCAAATTTTGAAAGAAAGATGTAACTCCATTCCATATAGCTATTACTCCTGTGCTTATTCCTTCACAAAGAGATACAATTATATTTTTAAATCCTTCCCATGCTCCTTGCGCAACTGTTGTAATACTAGTCCATAGTCCAGTAAAAAAAGTTGAAAGCGCATTCCAAATAGTTGTTGCAATATTTATAATACTATCCCATTCTAATTTTAAAAATCCTGATATTGCAGTAACTACACCAGTAAATATCAATTTTATTCCATCCCATATCTGCGCAAATGCAGTTTGAAGTGCTGTAAATATACTTTGTGCATCTGTACTTAGCTTAGTAAAATTACCTGTTACTAAATCTATAATTAATAATATTGCACCTAGAAATATTGTTTTTATTGCATCCCATATACCTGTAAAATATAACTTTATGCCATCAAATATAGCTGTTAATCCAGGCGTAATGCTATTAAATATATTAGTAATCCCATTTACGAATGGAGTCACTATTGCCATTACAGCTGAAACTATTCCTTTCCATACTGTTGAGAAAAAATTCTTTATGCCATTCCATACACTTTCTGTTGTTGTTTTTATACTTGTCCATAAGCTATTTATAAAGTTTCTAAATCCATCGCAATTATCATACAGTAGCTTAAATGCTCCTGCAAAAGGATTTACAATAAATAATAATAGTCCTTGCCAGTTACTTTTAACAAAATTTATAGTAGCATTAAAGGCACCAGGTATGGTAACTGTAAAAAATTCTACGAGTCCATCTACTACTACTTTAGTTAATTCTTTTATTCCATTCCATAGATTAATCCAAAATGTTCTAAAACTCTCACAGTTATTCCATAAATATATAAATCCTGCTACTAAAGCAGCTATTATTGCAATAGTAATTCCAATTGGGCCTGTTATAAATGTAAATACACCCGCCAATGCTGTCATGGCTGGGGTTGCTACTACTGTTGCTCCTGTTAATATCCCTATTGCCCCACTAATTACAGTATAGGCTCCAACAACAGCACCTACTCCTGCTACTATACTGCCTATTGCACTTATTAAAGTGCCTATAAGTATAATAGCAGGACCTAGTATGGCAATAATTAATCCTATAACTACTATATTTTGGCGTGTACCTTCACTTAAACTATTAAGATAAGTTGTTACATTCTTTATTTTATCGGTTATTGAAGTTATAATTGGTACCACTGTTTGAACAATTGTATCTCCAAATTCTGCTGCAGCTATTTGTGCTGCGTGTGTAGTTTTTGTAATAACTCCAGTACCATCTGCCATTTCAGCTGTAGTATTAGTTACAGCTCCTGAAGATTTTTTTAAAGCTTCAACATAATCTTGAACTTCAAATCTTCCACCTTTAATAGCATCTGCTAAATCCGGGCCTGCTTTTTGTCCAAATACATCTATTGCCATAGATGTTGCACTTGCAATATCCGGACATTTCTTTATTTCTTCAAGTGTTTTTGCAAATTCTTGCGAACTATCTTTACCCTGAGATCCCCAATTACTTATAGCTTTTTTCATACCTGCGAATGCTATTTCTGTATTTACTCCAGCTTTTTCCCATCCTGCAAACATTGCTATACTTGTTTCTGTATCAATTCCAAGTGCACGCATAGGTGCCCCATACTTAGCAAGATTAGTAGTAAGACTTTCCATTCCAATTCCACTTTTTTGTGCTGCTACAGTAAGCATATCAAGCACTCTGCTATAGTCTTCTGATTTTATACCAGCATCACCCATAGCTCTACTTACAAGTTCTACAGATGTTTTAGCATCCATATTATTTATTTTTGCAAATTTTATAAATTGTTGTGTACAATCTTCTGCTGCTTTACCAGTAAAGTTAAATCTTGTGCTTACCGCTCCAAGAGCTTGACCTATTGTCGCAAAATCTGCTGTGGAATTTCTCCCAATATTTTTATAACTTACTTCTAATTCTTTCGCTGATTCACCAGTTGCACCAGTTGCTTTAATAACTTCATCCATTCCAACCTTTACGCTCTTATAACTTGCTACCGCGGTTGCTCCTAATCCAGATACTACAGCAGATGCAATACTTACCTTTTTACCTACATCCGTTACACCCTCACCGACTTTTGTTATACTATTACCGGCACTAACTAAAGATCGTGATGCTGCTGTTCCAACTCTAGTATACTGAGTTTCTAAAGTTTTAAGTTGATTTTCTGTATTAATTACTTCTCTTTGTAACGCCCTAAACTGTTCTTCTCCAATTTTACCTTGAGCAAATTGCTGTTCTGCTTGTTTTTCAGCTTCTTTTAAAGTACCTAGTTTATCTTTTGTATTTGTTATACTTTTAGCAAGTAAGTCTTGCTTTTGTTGCAGAAGAACAGTATTGGTAGGGTCTAGTTTTAATTGCTTATTAACTTCTTTAAGTTCACTTTGTAAACTTCTGCTAGTTGTATTAATACCTTTTAAAGCTTTATCTAAAGGGCCTGTATCACCATTTATTTCTACTGTAATACCTTTTATATTATTTGCCATCATTTACCTCCCTTCTAAAAAAGAGTAAAATAAAAGAACTACTTCTCTGTAGTTCCAACTTTCTCCCTCAATGATTTTCTATCCGGTTCAGTTTGATCCATACGCCAACAATTTTCGAGATACTCATTGCCCTCTGTTGTCTGCATATAGTTATAAATCACTGCATCTCTTAGTAATAGCCAATACTCAAACACATCCATATTATTTAATGTTTTAAAATCATATCCTGAATATTTACAAATAATCTTTTCTTCTAATGTATTGACTTTAAAATGCCCCTTATCTTCATTACCATCATTATAATAAGGGATTTTTAGTTTGGGGAATTCTTTTCCTTACTAAGCCACTCAAAATATGCAGTAAGAATTTCATTCATTTGATCAAGATCTAATTCGTCAATTGTTTCCTCAGTTACTTTATGCTTTGACTTATTTTTATTTAAAATCATTCCTATAGCTTTTGATAAACCATCTATTGCATCCTCATCCCCCGACTTTGACAGTGATGTTATTTTCTTTAATGCCTTAAGTTTAGGTGGTTCAACTTCAAGTACCAATTCACCTATTTTAATAGTAAAATATCTTTTACTCACTATATTTATATCAAACATTTATTATCCTCCTCTTAAAGCGGCTATTTAGCCGCTTATTAATTTATACTTTTGCTACAATAGTTGTTTTACCAAATTTTATAGCTTTAAATGTATTATCAATTTCAATAATTTCTATTTCATTTCCTGTAATTGCTGATATATCGGCAATACCATTCCAGGTAGTATATCCTGCTGCAACATTACATATGTCATTAAGCGATGGTAATACAACAGTATTACCTGTCTTATACATATAGCTATTACCATTATCAATAGTTGGTGCTACTGTAATCTTACTATCACCGCTTAATGTTCCAGCAATTGATGTCACTGTTAAAGCGTCAATTACTGGTATATCCTCTTCGAAAATAATTTTTGTTCCTATTTTATCTAGTGGAGCTGCTTTAAATTCTGCGTCTATCACAGTTTCCTTTGATTTCTCAAATTTGAATGAAAATCCCGCTTGATTACTACCAACTATTGTTATTCTTATATCTCCATCTAATTCGTCTTCATGAACAAATCTTATTACATATTGTTTACCATCCTGGTTATTTAATCCACCAATTTTTACTATTCTTTTCCCAGATGATTCAGTAACTCTTGCAGTATTGCAGATTCTTTTAAGTGTGTTTCCATTCCACGTTAATACTCCACTTTTAAGTGTTACTTCTTCTTCGGTTAAGTATGTCCTTGAAACCAAACCCAAATCATCTTCTACATCATAGAATTTTGGTTTATAAGTCAATGTTGCTCCACCACTTATTAATCCTAAAAGATTTTCTTCTTTTTCAATCAAACTATTTTCTGGAATAATATCTGTAAATTCAATCGTGTACAATTTTCCACTACCTAAAACAATTTTTTCTCCTTCTGTTGACATCTAATTACCTCCTCAAAATTTTTCTATTAAATTAAAATCGTATGTGGCTTCAAACATCTTTTCAGTGTCTATCCACATACGATCTCTTTTATAATTTATTGCTTTTTTATTTAATAAATCTTCTATTAATTTTTCTGAAACATGGTCTATTTTAATAGAATACAGTTCAATATTTATACTTCTATCTGATATACAATTCTTATTATCAGCACCACCTACCTCTTGATTATCCGTAAATATAATATACGGAAGTGGTGGAGGTTTTAAAAATCGTTCTTCTGATACTTTTAATCCTGTAGCTTCCAGCCATGATTTAATGTCCAGCATTTTCAATTGCCTCCTTTGCTAATTCTTCCATACGTTTTTGCGCAAGCTCCTCACCGAATGCAATGTGTGGATAGGCTTTTGTCCTTCCACCACCTTTTATAGCATGGCCTTTTTCCAATAGATGAGTAAGCCTATATTGGTTACCTGATACATACCAAGTATTCCTTTTATTAAATTTATCTTCATAAGATTTCTTTATTTTAAAAGCCTTCACATACTTTCCTGTAGGTTCCTTGAACGTAATATGTGCCTTTATTTCGTCATCACACTCTTTCGCAACAACATCAACTGCCTTTTTAATACCTTCTGTCACCACTTCACTATAATTTGTCAGCTCCTTTACTATTTCACTGGCCAAATCATCAATACTTATCATAGTCATTACCTCGCTTTATCCAGAGTTAAATCAATACATTGTGGATTGGTATCATAAATTTCTTGTACCATCTTAACTTCATATTTTGTAGTACCAATTTTAACAAAATCATAATTATCTATGCCAGCTAATTGTGGTATTCTTATAACTCTATTAATATCAACCTGTCTTGCTGCAGCTTCAAAATATCTTTTAAACCCTAAAACACGTTTACTAAATCCTAAGTTATTATATTTATTGATTGGCAATCCCTCTTCATCTTCTGAAAAAATATCACATATTCCATCATTAAAGCTAATAAATTCAGTCTCAGTTTTTATTTTCATATTATCACCACTGCATCTACCATTGCATCTACTTGGCTTTGTATATGCAAGCTCATTAATTCACTAGTAAAATTATTTTCAAACATTTCTAAGGCCTGGCTATTTGCATATCTGCAATAATCAAATAGTAATGTCCTTGGTAAATCTTCAAGGCTAAAATCTAAAGGCACACCAGCAATAGTTTGCAAGCGTGCCATACCTCTATTTATAAAACCAGTTATATTACTATCTGTTGAAGTATCTACCCATGTTATGTGCAAATAGCTTTTTACATCAACTAGTAATGCAGCTAATAATATATCTGTCATTTAGATCACCTCTTAAGCCTGTTCTTTAGTCTTAACAATGTTAGTTACAGATACTTCTAAATTAGCTGCTGTCATTGTTGTAATATCTGCAAGGATAAAGGCATTATCATCCAAGGCCTTACCATTACCGTACATCTTAGTAAGGTAAACTCTTTGATCATCAAGGAACCTAAATTCATCACTGAACTCAATCTTACCGCCATTAGTTCCAGCACCAATCCCCATAAAATACTTATCTGCTAAACCAAAAATAGCACTATTTGCAGCAACCGCAGTTGATTGAATTATAGTAGTTGGGTAAGGAAGTACATTATACGTATAAGTACCATCTACTGCTCTAATAGTTGTAGATGGGAATACCTTTGTAAAATAGTCTACTGGATTAACAACCATTAGAATATTATTTACTGGTCTTGTCTTTCCATTAGGTGCTACTGCTAACTTAGCTGCTATTGCTCCAAAAGTAACTGGTTTTAAATCTGAAACAACTAAGGCTGTTTTCTTAGGATATACGCCTGCTGTTACAGTTACATCGTCGGCAACACTTCTATTCATTCCAATAGGCATATCTTTTCCAGTACCATTTATTATTGCTTCCTCTGTTGCTAATGCAATTGATTCGCTTAACACACCTCTTACATAAGCATCAATCCATGTTGGGCCTACTGCTAACATATCTTTGCTTATAGGCATAAACGCTGATAATTTGCAAAGTGTAAGGTCAATTTCTCCGATTGCTCCACTTAATTCCGCTGTGATTGCTGTGTTAAGTGCACCCCATACTGCTAATTGTGTGCCTTGTTTATTTACAATCATCTTTGTTAAAACAGTTGTGTTTGTAAAAGTAATCGCATCTAGCAGTGGGTGTGTTGCTTTAATATCTGCTATAACATTATCAATTATTGTAGTTGGATAAGCAGTAGGAAG